CGGTTGCCTTATCACCATCAGCATGCATTCCGCACATGCCAAAAGTGGATCTTAAAGATATATGGTGAAGCACCTGTTACATTGTCTGCTTCAATAACAACCTTTTCAGTGTTTTGAATTGTAATATTGTCCTGATTAGGATCAGCAGGTAAAGTATATGTGAACTGACGAGTACTGGTAATACCAGCAACCTTATAACTTCCTTCGTAGAGTGCAGATCCACCAACACCGGTAATACGGAATGAATCTTGTACGTTCAGGTTATGATCAACATCAGTTGTAACTGTTGCCTCTCTTGGTGAACCAGAGGTGTCCGCTTTCAGTTCAACAATACTAAAGTCATTTGCAGTCAGGTCACCAACAATCTTAAACTCTGGACTGTTGGGTTGGAAGTCATCAGCAGATGGGAATTCATTGATATTTCTGTTTCCAGTATTTGTACCATATGCATTCATCAATTTGAAGTAATACATCTGAAGGTCAGTGTATTCTTGCGTTGAATTAGTTACAGGTTTCTTATTGAGACCATCTGCATACTCAAAGCAGGTCAGTTTATGGTGAGAGAATCCAGGATTTCTCTTTGTACCATAGTCATTGTTGAAGAAAACTTCACGATCACCATCAAAAATACTAAACTGCCAGAAATAACAACCACCAGTGATACGGAAGATTGCAGATCTATCAACAGTTGTATCTTCTGGATCAGGAACATACAATGGTTTGATCTTGGTCTTTCTTAAGTCAAGACCAACGATAGATGTACCCTTAGGTACAATAATACCACCATCAACAGAGTTTAATTTGTGGAGAACATTTCCAGCATTTTCTATATCAAAGACTGTTCCACTATTCAGAGTAAGATCAGTGCTAGAAGTTACATCAACATCATTTTGATTCCGATATTTTGCAACACCACCAGTCAGACCTACTTGTAGTCCTCGTCTATTATCAACTAAGTGAGTGCCGGGATATAATAAAACAGTAGTTCTATCAAATCGGTCGTTATCCTGACCAACTTGATAGGCAAATCTTGCCGCTTCAATCAGTGCCCTTTGTAGAGTCTTAAACGGTCTAGTTAAAGAGTTACCTTTATTATCAAAACTATCCGTAGCGTCCAGATCTGATGGATTTACGTAAAGAATATTACCATCGGTATTAATCAGAAAATTTTCTAATCTTGAAAGAGGCATTTTATCAGCGCACTAATTTTTCTTCTGCTTTATTTATCACAGACAGAACTGTCTCTAATCGATAGGTAGTAATTCAGGGTTCTCTAATTCTAAATCAAAAATAAGTGGATGACATTCTTCCATTACCAGATAGTTTGACCAATTAAACAAGTCATCTAAATTATATCGAGTGTTTCCATTTGCCCATTCTATAATCTCTGGGTCAAAATAAAAACTATCGTCTACATCATCAAATGTATATGGAATACCATTTATAAAATACATCAATACTAATTGCTTTTTCTTAAACCAGCAATACTTGATATCTAGATGATACCTCATTTGTGTATCCTCAACTTAAAAATATTTATTGACAAAAAAATTGGAGGGTAATCAATCCTCCAATAGAAATATCACTTTATTGAAGGGGGGCGCTGCTTCTACTTGCAGATCTATTGTACTCCCCCCGAGTGCGAGTGGGGGGACTTGAACCCCCACGAGCATAATGCTCAACAGATTTTAAGTCTGGTGCGTCTACCAATTCCGCCACACTCACAAAAAGGTCTGGGATGAATTTTTACCCAGAATTTTTTTTTGACCTTTTTTGAAATCAAAGATGAATTTTCCAATCAAAAATAGTAATTTGTTGTGTAGGGATTCTCACTCTACTTTCTTTTCGTTCTTTGACGTTTTCTACAAGTTCTATATCACCAGGACCACAGTTAGTGACTGGACGACTAAACATTCCTGGTGAAGGAATAGCAGGGGAACAAGCAATTAAAAATTCAATCATTTTTCAATTAACTCTCCAAATTTATCATAGGTTGGGGGGTGGAAAACACAATACTCATTGAATGTAATCTTCATTTCCTTTTCTGTTAGGTTGCAATTCTTTGCTGCCTTGGGTAAGTTCCACTTCGCCGCGAACAACATTTCCATAGATTGACGGGTTTCTGGTCTCATAGTCGTAGCATTCTAGGATTTCATTATAAAAAGATGGTGGGTATTGCATCAGTCGGTAAGAACTACTTCTCCACGCAACTCCATAAGTTTAATCTGTGCAAGAGTCTCAACGCATTCCCAATAGAGTTCTCCACTGATAAGAGACTCGTCGCAGTAGTGTTCTGCAATGTCTTCTTGTAGATGCTTGAGATCAACTAGGTCGTCTCGGTCGATTTCCATTGGTGGTTTGTTGAATACTTATATATTATAGCAGGTCTGGGGTGGGGAGTCAAGTGTCGAACTCAGAAAGGTCTTGAGCATCAAAAGTATTGGATCGAAACTTTGATTTATTTGCTCTGCTTCTTTCATACGCTGCACCCTGCAACATACCATATGCTTCTAGTTCTTCCTCATCTCTATACTGCCTCAATACTTGGGAAAGATCATTAAGACGATTGATTTCTGGAAGGTTAGCATTGACTGCTGCTACAAGTGCTGCTTCAGCGTTAGAAATATTCTGATCTAATGTAGCGCATCCACCAACACCATCAACTGCTCCTGTTGGTGAAATAGGAGTAACTGTAGCAGTGCCGGATCCTGATGTAAGAGTGCTACTCGTAGAGACAAGAGTCTGCCCCAACACAGCATACGATCGGACTCCACTAACAGTAGAAATTGGCCAACTAGTATTGCCTGTATAATAGAAAACATGTCCAGCACCAATAGCAGGTTCGTCCTCCTCTAATACTTTTCTCCATTGTGCAGGACCAGGAGGAGAACCATTATTATTAATCTCTGATATATGTCCTATTCCTAACTGATTTCCTACGATTCCAATCGTAACAGGATCAATAGGACTTTTCTCATAATCAAAATCACTATCAATATCTTTTGTATCTCTGATGATTACGAATGATTGTTCATCAAGTTCTTTCTGTGCTTCTTTATCCAATATTAACGTTGGTTCAGTGCTGTTTATCCCAACATGAATAATGCTGAGAGTAGCAGAAGATGTTGCAGTATTACTTAATTGAAATGCTGGTCGAGTAACTACTGCATTTGTAAAAGTTCCCGAGGTAGCATTGTAGAATGGAAGAGTAGCATTTGCTGTTCCTATTGCAATCACACTCGTGCCCTCAGGAAGGACATTAAACATTGAGACAGCAGATCCTACTGTAATAGAAAGTGTTGATCCAGCACCAACAGCAACAAAGAAATCCGAACCAATACCAATATTACCTTGAACTGTTGTGGTAATTCCAAGAACAGATTCAGTTCCAAAACCAGTTATTCTTGGTAGAGCACCTACACTAAAAATCGTTGGACTATCTAGATTATCAGTAACAATATCTCCTACTTCAATGCCTTCAATTCCATTAGCACTGGTCACAGCAATTGTAGATATACCACTACCAGATGCAAGATCTATATTACCTATTACTTCAGTGATTACATTTGAACCAAAATCTCTGTTCAGTGGTTTTCTATAATACTTTTGACCATAGAAATTTGTTTGCTGCCTAGTGTCATTCTTTACGCAGGTGTATACAGTATAATTAGAATTATCTCTAAAGTTTGTTCCAGATTCAGTGATTTCCCATTTAAGATCACTCCTACACCCAGCAGTAATTCTTGCATCATATGCTGTCTTGATTGGAGGAATAGTAACATTAATGTTGGCAATGAGATTTGGAATCTCTTTATCAATATTGGTAATCAGTTCATCAATTTCATCAATCTTGGAATCTTTCAATGCAAGCATTCTCAAAATACTTTCTCTGCTATCCTCACTCTGCTTGGCTTTAGACACTAAGTCTCTGATTATATCTGCTTTTCTGTTAGCCATTATTCATTCTCCTTACGATCGTAATCCCATCCAGCAACTGAGAAATTTTCTGATTTACCTGAATAATCAGCAGGACTTTCTCCATCATAAACGACATGAAGTTTTTCGTCATGGTTTCTAGGATCAATCCATCTTGCTACCCATACGTGATAGAAACATTCAAATGGTTTATCATCTGCTTCCTTTACAACTACCTTTTCTTTATCAATTTCAATGACATTTATGTGGTGGTGTCTATCACCAATGGGTTGTAGTTGAACTCTGATACTATCATAGTCTACCAGACCATCCCAGTATTCAGGTAACTCTATCACATTACTATCTGTAAGTCTACCCCTAATATAAATTCCTGCTTCTGGTCCCTCTGTGCATATATGTCTGATTCTTTTTCTTGGTTTAGTTTGATGAGGAATATCAAAAGACTTACAACCCTTCGGCACACCAAAACACCCACTAACATTTCCAAGAAATATCAATGACTTAGTAACTTCTGCGGTAACTACAGGAGATTTAACTCCACCATTTGCCATTACCAATCCATTAAAAACAGTAGGTCCATTACCAAGGTTTATAGCATTCTTTAGATCAATACCATTCTTAAGAGAGAATCCGAGTTTTAGATTACCACCAAACGCTGTCTTCAATCCAAACTGATTGATGACGCCAAAAACATTTAGAACACCAAAGTATTGAGCAATACCACTGACTTCCAAAGAGAATGGTAAAGTTACTCCGGGTATTGCTTGGGGGACTCCGATAGTCACACCTGCTCTTACTACACCAAACTGTAATGACTCCCCAAAGATACTAATACCTGGATTAGTAAGGACACCATTAGCGGCAAACTGTGATATTGTGAGTTTGGATGCATCATAAGCACCGATTTGGACTTTCGATGCAGCAAGTTTTGGAGCTTTCAACATGATAGATTATGCAATAAATGCCCCGAGACGTTTTTTAGCATTAGCAACAAAATTAATAAGAGTTCCAATACTAGTTGGGGTCTGGAACTCATCTTGACCACTAGAGAACATAGTAGAACCCGTCTGGGAATAGAGTTCAACTGTCCCACCATCGACGTGCATATCTGATGAGGCAGTCATAGTAACTTTAGTTCCTTTAGTAGTACACTCTGGGGCTTTCATAGTCACAGTTTTTTTAGAATTGATAAAGACATCGCCATCTGCATCTGTTGCCAAAATTTTTACATTAGCACCTTTCAAAATGAGATCACCATCAGGTGCTGATATTAATATATTTCCACTCTTTGCATCAAGAGTAATTGCAAATCCTCCCTCGTCTTCTTGATCTTTACCAGCAACCATCTCAATAGATTTATTCGCTACCATCTTAGCGTTTCCTTTCCTATAAAATTGAATACCCTGATTCTGATCAGTGGTAATACTCAACTCAGCAACTCCATGTCCTTGAGTAACATAATTTGATTCAATGTTAAATCCAGGACGCTTCATTGCAAAGTAATTCTCTTCAAGATCCTCTAATATTTCTTTCTTTAATTTTTTAAACTCTTCTTCTGTTAAGTTCATATACAATCAATAACACTGGTGATTCCTACAAGACCGGATCTGTTGGGAGTTGTATCTACATTTTCCAACTGCTTGTAAGTCAGGATGGGAATGAGATTTGCTCCAACTCCGTTTCTACTATTTATTACAATTTTTGGAATGAAATTATATTCTGCATCCATATTAACTGGTATATTAACATCAATAATAGAACCATTACCGGGTGTAGGTATAGGTGCAACAATGTATCCTGGATTTGGACCATCACGTATGATACCAGGTTGTGTTCCTTCTGGTGTTCCAGGATCAGGTGTTACTACGGGTAGAGCTATCAGTGGAGCATCAGGAACACCAAGATCAGGAGTATCATCTGTAATCTGTGGTAGTGGAATCAATATACTATCACCTATTGTATATCCAATACCTGGACTATCAACATAAATTGCAGTAATAATTCCAACCGGATTGGGTACAATTGGTGATACATTAGGACAGTATCCAAAACCAGATTTTATAACTACAATCTGACTAATCTTTCCACCCGTAATTAGAACTTTGAGTTCTGAATTGCGTCCATTATTAGTATTATCAATTATAGATGCCGAGGTGTTTGAATTGTATCCAGATCCTCTACTTGTAATCTGTGTAGCAATTATTTTTCCAAACTCGTTAACAATAGGTATTGCAGTAGCACCACTACCTGCACCAGTTATCTCAATCTCTGGTGTGATACACTTATCAAATACAAATCCAAGTGGCATACCGATAAGATCTCTTTGTCTTGTTGGATTATTAACCTTCTGAGTACAAGAATTAAAGATACTACTGTCCCCAAACAATGATATAGTAGAGATTGCACTTTCAATTGAACCCAGTCCTTTATTGAGTGCTCCTGCTGAATCCCCTCCAGTCAATCTATCAGTTGCACTCAATATAGATCCAAGTTTCATTCCATTATAATCCGTTTCTTCAAATTGATCAGATCCAAAGAAGTTACCAATATCAGTTTCTGCTTCACCTGCTATTCTCGTGAGGTCAGATGACACACCCTTAAGTAGATTAATATTATTAACTTGTCTTTCCCAATTATCTGCTGATGAATCAATAGAACCACTCAATGTTGATACCCACTTAGAAGGGGTAGTACACTTTCTACCATCACAACCAATGAAACTCAGGATTTGAGACGCAAGGTTGGATGCCTTTCCAAGGAATTCTGAAATAGTTCCAATACCACCAACTAACCAATCGAGTCCTCCTAAGATTGGTTCCATGACGTTTTCAAGTAGTTCAAATACCTTGGCAAACATACCAGAAACAAATTGCTCGGCAGCACAGACTGGACCATTGACTACATTCTCAATCAACTGGGAGAACATATTTTTTAAGAAACCGCCTAGGTCGCCAAGAAGTTTTTCAAAGAGACAGAAGATAATATCAAGAATCTTTTGATATGCTAATCTAGCTGCCTCGTCTCCAAGGAACTCAAGTGGATTCACAAGATTTAATATACCTAGGAATTTTGAGAAGATAAAACTTAACTTTCCAATAATTCCATCTCTAACATTATTCAATATACCTTTAATAAGTCCCTTAACCTGCCTCACAATTCTTCTGAGTTCAACATCCATATCGATGATCTTATTAGCAATAGGATCAACGAACTTACCCATCGCACTTTCTAAAGTATTTGTAAATGCGATGAAGTCTGTAAGTATTTGACTGATCTGCCCTATCGCATCATCCTCACAGTTACTTGGATTTATCCGAACAGATGTTGTCTTCTTTTCAACCTCATCAGCAGATCTACTACCCTCCGTCTTTCGTCCAAATTGGACACCCTCTGTCTTCCCTTTACCAGGATCACCAGAAGAAGTAGTAAGTGCCGCATTTATCTCTGCTGCATTGTCACGTGTAAAACTAGGGTCATTTGGATTAGATACTAAACCTTTACCTTTCTGTGTTTCGGAAGAATTTTGGGTTTTTACATTATCTGCTTTTAATTTTAATCCCTTTGTAGATTTATCTTCGTTATCCCCAGTACTATTCCTAAAACCAGATGATTTATTATTCTCAAACTCTGGTTCACTGATGCTGTTAGCAGTGTTTTCCTGTCTACCAATCAGACCCATAATGACTGGTTGCTGTGCCTCTTCTCCATCAAGAAAGAATCCAATACAGGTTTCACCACCAACCAAAGTCAGGGTGTCCCCCATACCACCTTGACCACCACCGGTCATGGGGTCCATCATAACTTGTGCCCAAGGCAAATCTTCTTCTGGTAATGAATCATTAAATGGATGATATCCAACGATTCTAACCTTGACTCTCTGAGCAAAATTACCCGTCGCAGCCATTACAAGATTGTCTTCTTTCCACACCTTTTTATTGGCAACTCTACCGAACCACCAGATGAAACCATCTTTACCAACAAAGTCAGTTTTTATTAGGGTCTGATCAAACATTAGTCTTCATATACCAAACATTCTGGTTCTGATGGGTTAGCATCACAAAACAATTCAAGATAGGTAGGATCATGATGATCGCCTGCTTCAATTTCTTTTTTATGATGCTCTGCATAATCTTCCAATTCGTGCAACTCACCCTCAATGTGGCGACGTTGGTTGGGTGAGATCATAGGATTGTCAAGGATTTCTTTGTCCTTTTCAATATGTTTTTCGATGCTTTCCATTTAATTTACTCCGTTTAATTTAGTCCGTAAGAATCTCTTATTAATTTAAGACTTGTTGTGTTTTGGATTGAGGAAAAGTGCTGCCTCAGTTCTCTAATTAGATAACGTCCGCTGATTTCTTTATCTGGTTCTGTTGATTTACCTGAATTCATTTCTGAAAATTCACAGTGGATGATATCTCCGACTTTCAAGTTTACGTTACATGGTATAAGAATATTTAGTGACTGTGTGAACAGTAAGTTATATCTGGCAGCAGACTTTGCTCTGTCTGCAGGACCTCTACCAGAGGTTTCTTTTCCACCCCCACTAGACATTATACCATTATCTGTTGCTCTGACAATAACTCTGCTAGGATACTCTGATAGGTCAGGGGGAATTGGCAATCCATCTTGCTTACCTAATTTCTTGGTTCCAATCTCCTCTTTAATATCATAATTATAAACCGTTATTTGATTATCGTCAATATTATACAGGTATGTTTGATTCATAAACATACCAAATCTTAATGATGCTCTTATATCAATGTTTCTATCGAACGTATAGTCTATAATCTTTGAACTATTATTCAGTTGAGAAGATTTAATAACCTTACCCGTGTAATTATACTTGAATATATTCTCTTCCGTTGAACTTCCAATCAGTTCAGTCAGTTTATCAATGCTCTTAAAATTAAATCCCTCTTTGTTCTCATAGAAAAAGAATCCCATTGTCCCTCGTGCTTTTTCTTGGGTAGATGCATTAGGATCTGGGTCAGACTCTCCTCCCCTAGTTGATAATGATTTTGGACATAACCATTCTAACACTTTAAATGGTTTCCTCATAGAACCTATCCACTTATAAGCATTTGCAGATTCTTCTATGTTCTCATCTAAAAATTTTGTAGTCCTTAGATCGTTCATAAGAACATCTTTTACAGATTCACTTATCTTTCCAGTATATTTTCTAAAACATCTGCTTATTTCATTATTCATGTACTCTTGTGTCGTGATGTGCAGAGTAAATTTTTCTGCCATCTTGGTCCCCTCTTGTCCAGAGACCTTATAGATACGAAGAGAATCCTGCTCACCAAGAAATTCAAAGTCGCCAGACCCTGTTTCAATAGATACTTCTACTTTTTCTCCGCCACGTATAGGGAGACCACTCACAATACTATACTTGTTAGCACAATAGACACTCATGTGAATTGCTGGACTCAATAAATCCTCAAAGTAATCTATCGATAGAATTGAGTTAGTAATGTCAATTTTTTTACCTTCCAAAGATACGATGGTAAATTGCCTAGGTCTATATGTTTGTATTAATTCTGACATTTAATTATGATAGTGCGTGTGCCTGTAGCAGTTTGACTGCACCCAAGGTATCTTGGTGACCACCAAGAACTATAACCGGTGGTGCTGGTGCCATTGGAGCAATTGCTATCGGACCATCTCCTCCACCACCATTCATCATCTGGACAGAAGGTTGCCCCTGCATCATAATAATTGAATTATTTAGTAGTGCCTCTGCCTCCGGTGAAAGCATTTCAACTGAGTAATCTTTCTTAGAAAAATCTATACTATCCATATAAGTATCTTGTCCGAAGGAACCCTGGAGAAGATTATCAGTAGGAACTTCAGGTACTTTTTTACTCACACTTCCATCTGGATTAATAACTAAACTATCCATTAGTTCTTTGTCTGCCATATATCCAAAGATTTTAAATGACTCAATCACACCACTGATTGCTGACTTTGCAGATTCTGGCAGCATGTCAGTGAGTTTCTCAATAAAAGACTTGGGTTTCTCTTCTTCAATCTGTCCAGCAGCATTTAGTTTTTCTGCGCCCGATTCCACTCCACCAACACGAGATTGTTCTGAATTTGGATCGAGTCTACCAATTACCAAAGAAGAAACATATGGTTCTGGATCAATATCAGACCCACCTCCACCTCCAGCAGGTCTCACCTCAAAGTGTAAGTGTTGACCGCCACCACCAAAAGTTCTACCAGTGTTTCCAATTTCACCGATAATCTCTCCATTATATGGTTGTCCTGGTTTCAGATCTGATTTTCTTGCTAGATGGGCAAAAAGGAAATCCAGATTACCAATTTTAATAATAACTGTGTTGCCATAACCAGTGAGGTATGCTACCAAACTAACTGTTCCACTTTTTCTGTATGCAACATAATATCCAGTTTGACTACCAGTGCCGATGTCTACACCGCCATGACCACCACCCCTACCTCTGGTTCTAACTGGACCAGTAGGAACACCATAAGTCTCCGTCATTGCTTTCTGGGATATCACATCTACGAGTGGACCATTTCCAGAACCAGTCGTAGAGACTCGACCACTTAATGGTTGACCATCGGGTGATGCCTCAATCTGCTGTTCCTCTTTATCAAATAACGTTTCCATGATACTTTCTTCACCCTTTGGATCAGGAGCAGATTTTTTACCAACGGCAGTAGGATTACCAAAGATTGAATCATACACCCAAGAACCAAATGCATCACCACCTGCTCCCCCAAGGAATGCACCAATTGGAGCAGTTATCCAACTTGCAAATCCGCCACCCAAGAAAGCACCAACACCACCACCTATCCACGCTCCGAGACCAGCACCGATTGCTTTGAATAATGCTTTCTTTGGGTTTTCTTTGAATACAAAAACATTCAGAGCAAAATCAATCAGAGCACCAATAAATGGAATCCTTATGATATATTTCCGTAGGAAATTTCCTATTGCTGAACGACCTGCCTTAGTTCCAAATAATTTTGATATGAATCCTTTCAGATTTTTACCAGAGAACATCTTCTTGAGTTTGCTCTGAAGTTTGAAGAGTTTCTTCTGGGCAGCACTTCCTTTCCCACCAAAGTTAGTTCCTGTTTCTAACCCTGCATTAAATTTTGCACGGGCACTAGGTCTTGAAGGTTGAGTAATGCCTTTAGGTGTCTGCCCTGGTTTTGCTGCTCTATTAAGGTTATTTCTATACTGTTGCCCACCACCACGTACTTGATTACCTGCTGCGTTTGATCTGGGAGTTGATGATGCTGGTCCTGATGATACTTTCGGTGTCTTGGGTGTTACTCCAGGTTTTGTACCACCACCAAATAATTTCCTACCTGCTCTACCAAGCAATCCTGCACCACCACCAAGAGCAGCAGCACCAAGACCAAATAGTTTAAGACCACCACCAAGAGCAAGACCACCAGCAGTTATAAGACCACCACCGATAGCAGAAATAGCGCCGGTAGCAATACCACCGAGAGCACCAGCACCAATACCTAAAAGAGGACCAACAAGAGGAAGTGCGCCTAGGATACCGAGCAATCCAAACTTATTAACTCTTCCCTTTGATACTTCTTTATTTAATTTATCAAGTTCTTTCTTTTTAGGAAGACCAGATTTTTGTTTAGCAGTACCTTCTAACCATCTTCTAAACTTTTCAAGCTCTTCCTTACGATCCAGATCAATTTTATCTACTGCCCTAAGTCTTGGACTAGGTTTAAATTTTTCTACTTTCGGTTTCTGTTGAAAAAGTTTTACTTTAGTCATCAAGCGGCTCCAAGTTGTGCCCCAAAGATATCATATTGATCAGGATTTCCAGATGGGTAGAAACTATAATCAGGACCTACGGTTCCTGGACCATTTCCTGTCATCAGAGGTTGTGGTCTACGTGGTGGTGGTGCTTGTGCTACTTGTTGTCCTGGAACAGAAATGAAGGACACATTTGGTCCTTTTTTAGGAGGTTTTAATTTATCTACTTTTTTAAAGTATGCATCCCATTCTGCTTGTGGTGCTCCCTCTTTTGGAATTTCATTCGTAGGAATAGTATATTGCTGTTGTTGTGTAGTAGATTGTAAACCAAAACTATTAACACGATCATACCAATCTCTAGATCTTTGGATTGGAATACTTTCATTGTAAACAAAATATTGATCCTTCATCAATTGTCTTACTCTATCCTTATCTCCACCACTCAGATTTTTTTTCTTCAATAGTTCTAGAAGTTCCGTATGTCCTCTAGATTTAATCTCTTTAACCATCGCAGCAGCATTTGCTCGGATACCTTCATCTCCACTTCCAGCAAGTCCTGCCTCTGACGGATCAATTCCCCTCGCCTTTAACTCATCAAACAATACCTTTTCACGACCACCTTGTAAACTAAGACCACCATATGCTTTGACACCACCATCATCATGAGTTCCTAGTATGGTGTTTATATTAAGACTATTCTCTCTTGCAATTTCAGAAGTAGCAAGTTTAGCACCCTCATCAGAGAGTCCCTGATTCTTGAACTCAGTTACTAGGGTTTGTGCAACTTGTTTCTGAGTCGTAGAACCACCAGAAGCACCACTTTCTTTAGTAGAACTACTGCTACTTGGTTTCATTCCTGGAAAGAAAGTACTAAGACCTGCTCCAGATCCTAAGTTTCTATTTGGACCAAAGAGTGATCCTACTCCTAGGGTTTCGGTTATTGCATTTGCTGTATCTGTAAGACCAAGACCGTCAAGTAGATTATTAAATAGATCACCCATAACACCTGTGGTATTCTCCAATCCACCCTTGAGCATATTACCCACGTCACCCATCACAGTGTCTAGAGTTTTACCTGCTAGAGGATTGAGTCCTGCAGGAAATTGATCAGTATAAGCAGGTATATCTTTGAGCTGTCCTAGGGGTATTTTGTAAAATGATATTCCAGTTTTATCTGCAAGGAACTGGACTGAATCATTATAAGCTTTAAGCAGACCCTTGAACTTATTATTATACAGATCTCTAACAAAATTATAGATGGATATAATCTTCTGCTCTATTCCATCTAGAAAACCTTTAATGCTTTCAAATATAGCATCTGCCCCTTTCTTAAAACTCTCAAATACTTCTTTTATCTTGGGACCAAATATTGCTGCAACACCGGCTACAACTGCTGCAACCAGTCCAACCATACCTAGTGTTCCAAGGAGACCACCGCCTCCTGCTCTACCTGCTCCAAGTCCTGATAATTGTTTTACAATATTTCTAACTGTTGCACCTAAACTTTTTGCAGCAATAAATGTTTCTACTAAAATTTCTTTAAGTGCATTAACTGCACCACGCACTGCCTTTACAGTTCTTTTATTACCAAAGAAGTTTGTGAAGTCAGCACTAGTTGCTTTACCAAAACGACTCTTCGTTTTTTTATCAGGTTCAATTTTACTTTCTTTTAGAGGAGAAGGCGCAACCATTCCTCGCCTACGTGCAAAAACTGCATTAGCGTTTCCAGGTCGGAGGAATCTTCTTGCTTTTGCTCCAGAACTTAACATTTAAATGCCTTGTTGTTGAATTCTTGAATTCTCTTCTTCAACATATTGATTTAACATCGCAAGGTATATATCTCTCTCCCATGGCATCATATTTTCAATCTCTGTTAAAGAGTATTTATGATGCTGCATGAGAGAAAAATTGACCTTGTAATATGATTCAAGATCAATATGTGCCATAATTAACCGAAAAAACTTTGTAACCCTTCTAACACGATTTCATTTTCGACCTTTGTGTTTGGATTAGTAACCTTAATAGTATGTGAGAGTTTTGGCATAGTGGTAAAGAACTTTTCAATCTCTTTGAATTGAGAAGAGTTCAAACCATCCATCCATGTCATCAGTTCTTTTTTTGTAACATCAGAGGTAGACCATGCGTCATCAGCATTGAAAATTACATCAATACAAGAACCAATAATTTCAAATGATTTATCTAAATCTTCATTACCTTCATCAAAACTAAAGTTACTAGAAACGAACTGTTCCAATGATGGGTATTTCATACGAAGAGTTAGACTACCATCCAAATCAATGTCTGGTGTATGTTCCTTATCTTTAACAACTTGAATCTCATCAATATAAACTTTGACTGGGACTGTTGTCTCACCATCATCGGGACAGGTGATGATCAGATCAACTGCTTCACCTACAGACTTACCTCTGATATTCAAGAATAGATATTCGATATCAAAAGTAGGAAGGTTCTCGACCTTGACACCTCTGGTCTGAATGCAATCTTTCAGTGTATTTTTAACTGCAGTTGCAATCTGTTTTTCGTCTTCGCTTTCTAAAGCAAGAATGAGAATCTTTTCTTCTCTAACTAGGAAAGGACGATACTTAATTTTCTTTCCTGTTGATGGTAATTCCAACTCATAAGTCGGGGTAGAAATCTTTGGTAAAGGCATAATGATAGATTACGATAAAATTATTTAGTGAGGTATTTTGATCCTATCTAGGGATCTGTTTTGATACAGTATACCTAGCATAGTTAAAGTTAACAGTGACCTGAGTTATTGAACTTCCATCATATGAGAATGGTATAGCAGAGATGTTCATTGGGAATGCATCAATAAAATCATATACTAAGATAGGTTGCTCTTGAAGTTTCTTTTCGAGTTGGTCTGGTTCGATTACCTCATTTGGATTCCTCCAAAACCCTCTTTCAAATTTGACGATAGAAACCTTGGTCTTATACTGATTAGGATATCTCATCCTAAAGAAACTATTACTCTCATCAAATCCTGCTTGCCCCTCTTCATCACCATCATATGTTGTGCTACCTCTGCTGAGTGGGTCAATCCAGTTCAACCATTCCTCA